CGGTATACCAACAGTCTCTGATCCGTCAATAGCTGTCCCGTATTACCCATTAACCACAGATCCCATTGTGGGTGGTGTGCCTATTGTATCGGACCGATATCTGGCGACGCTATTCGCTCTTACTGGAGACGATGTTGTTGAGGGCGTGCCTACGGTTTCCAATCCCACTATTCATTTAGGATTTCCAGAGACCCCACCACAGCGTAGGTATCATATCTATGGTAAAAGAACGTTGGGAATCGTTCAAGAGGATAGAACAGTTGTGATAGGTAGTCGGGAGAATGCAGCGACATGAAAACATTTATAAAAAATCCACTCCTTGAAGATAAATTAGATTATCTCTGGGAGTGGGAAGACTGGTTAGATGGCGACGAAATCGCTTCCGTCGAGATGACCGTTCCTGAGGGACTAACGCTTGTCGGTGAGGCCGTAATTGTCGATAGCATTACGGTTTTGACTTGGATTTCAGGCGGTACTCTTACTCGAAGCTATGTGGTTGCTTGTAAAATTACGACCGATGAGGGAAGGACTAAGACTCGACGGGCTCGTTTCGACATCAAAGAACATTAGTCCAAGAATATTTTGAAGGGAGAAAAACCATGTTGAAGAAAACGATCAAATTCGTAGATTATAACGGCGTTGCGCGAGAAGAAGATTTTAATTTCAATCTCACTTTGGCGGAATTGACAGAGATGGAACTCTCAATGGACGGTGGGATGACGGAATACATCGAGAAGATTGTTTCCGAACAAAGCGGACCAAAGATGATTCAGCTCTGGAAGGACATGATTCTTAAATCCTATGGGGAGAAATCCCCAGACGGGAGGTATTTTGTTAAGAATGACAAGGTGCGGGATCTGTTCTCACAAACAGAAGCCTACAGTGTTATTTTCATGGAGCTAGCTACCGATGCAGATCTCGCAGCAGACTTTGTGAATGGCATCATTCCGGTAGTTCAATCATAATCTTGCTTGGCTAGGAGGAGACAGAGGGTATGCTTGAAATCAGAGTTCCTAAGGTCGAACTTTATGACGAAAGCTTGGAAGAGTTTACGTACATTCGCGGCCAGATACTAAAACTAGAGCATTCCCTCGTCTCCCTAGCCAAGTGGGAGTCGATATGGTCCAAGGCGTTTTTATCTCCGAAACTAAAAATGTCTCCGGCGGAAACGATGAGCTACATTCGTTGCATGACGATCACACAGAATGTAAATCCTGTGATATTTGATCAGATTTATAGGACTAAGTTGCAGGCGGTTTATGCTTACATTGAGCGCCCGATGTCTGCTACTGTATTCCGTAAAACTGAAACTCCACGGGTACATCGTGAATCGATTACTGCGGAGCTTATATATTACTGGATGACTGTCTTTTCTATACCTTTCACATGCGAAAAATGGCATCTTAACCGGCTATTAACCTTAATCAATGTGTGCAACATAAAGCAACAACCCAGAAAGAAAATGTCGATGGCTGCGTTGCATAGAAGAAACCACGACCTTAATCGGCAACGTTTAGACGCATTGAAAACAACGGGATAAGATCATGTTCAAAGTAACGGTAAAACAAAAAGGCAATTGGAATCGTACTGACAGGTTTCTAAAAAATGCTCAAAGAATGAAGGCTCAAACACTTTTAAGAAGATACGGACAGATGGGAGTAACTGCACTCTCCTCCGCAACACCGAAAGATTCGAGTTTAACAGCATCATCCTGGGATTTTTCTATCAGTTACAAACATGGACGATACACGATAGAATGGTTTAACACCAATGTGAATCGGGGTGTTGTTATCGCTATATTGATCCAATATGGTCACGCTACTGGTACTGGCGGTTATGTTCGTCCGACGGACTACATTAACCCCGCGATGAGACCTATATTTGAAAAATTAGCGGATGATTTGTGGAAGGAGGTAAAGAGGTTATGAGTCGATCTGTTGATAGTCGAGTTGTTGAGCTTGATTTTGATAACAAGAAGTTCGAAGAGGGAACCAGGGAGTCAATAAAATCTCTTGACGCCATGAAGAAAGGTCTCGACTTCGATGAGTCTACGAGGAGTATTGGAGAGTTGTCTCGAGCAAGCAGCGGGTTCTCATTATCTAAAATGGGTGAGGGAATTCAAGCTATTTCGAGTCGCTTTTCAGCAATGGGCGTTGTCGGGTTTACCATAATTCGGAATCTTACTAGCGCTGCGATAAATTTCGGCAGGAAAATGGTTACTCGGATTATGGGGCCCATGAAAGAGGGTTTCATGGAATACGAGACCCAAATGAATGCGATCCAAACTGTGCTGGCAAATACGTCAAAAGCAGGGACAACACTTGAAGATGTTAGTGCTGCTCTCGATGAGCTAAACACCTATGCAGACTTAACCATTTATAACTTTACGGAAATGACTAGGAATATCGGTACTTTCACTGCTGCCGGTGTAGATCTAGAAACCTCAACAGCAGCGATTAAAGGTATTGCCAACTTAGCAGCTGTTTCCGGTTCAAACTCCCAACAAGCTAGTACGGCAATGTATCAGCTTTCCCAGGCATTATCATCTGGTACGGTGAAGCTCATGGATTGGAACTCCGTGGTAAACGCCGGTATGGGCGGGCAGGTCTTCCAAGATGCATTAATGGAGACAGCTCGGGTCAGTGGTGTTGCTATTGATAGTCTGATAGATCAGCACGGCAGTTTCCGAGAAACTCTCCAAACTGGTTGGTTATCGAGTGAGGTTCTTTTGGAAACCCTAAAAAAGTTTACGGGCGATCTCAGTGCAGAGCAACTCGAGACGATGGGTTATACTGAAGAACAAATCGCCGGCATTATCAAACTTGGTGAAACAGCCAATGATGCCGCCACAAAGGTTAAAACGTTCTCACAGCTGAAAGAAACTCTAGCGGAAGCTGTCGGCTCGGGGTGGACTAAAACTTGGGAAATTATTCTTGGCGATTTTGAAGAGGCCAAAGAGTTATTTACTCGTATTAGCGATACTCTAGGTACGATGATCGGCGAAGGTGCTGATGCTCGTAATGCACTTCTTGAGAGTTGGAAGGGTTTGGGCGGAAGAGATAATCTTATCCAGTCGTTATTTAATAGTTTTGATGCGTTGCTGGGAATTATGAATCCAATCAAAGCTGCCTTTGCCGACGTTTTCCCAGGTGTTGGGGATGCTAAATTAGCGTTCCTGATTGGATTCACAAGGGCGTTAGAGGCCATTACCGAAGCTGTATCCTCTGGCATTATCGATAATGCAGATAATATCCAACGGGTGTTTGCTGGTATATTCTCCGTCTTTAAGATAGGCATAGAGATAGTGTCAAATCTAGCTCGTGTTATATCCACTCTACTTGGCGAAAACGTTAGCGTTAATGTGGACGCTTCTCCAATAGTAACGGCCCTAGTTCAAATTGGTGATTTTCTTGTCAACTTTGCAAAGAACGTTGATATTGAGGGAACTTTTACGAACACCCTTGAATATTTGAGGGTCGCTATCGCTCGAATCAAAGAAGAAGTTGCTCTGATGATAGCAATAGTGAAGGTTGAATTCGAAAAAACGAAGGAGACACTCTCTGCCATATTTGGAGACATTGATCTTACACCGATCAAGGACTTCTTTAGTGGTTTCAAAGTTCAGTTTAGACCGTTCGAAGCTCTGGTCAAAGCGACCACCTTCATAATAACTTCAATCTTGAAGGCTGCGAGAGCCGTTATTCCCAGCATGTTTAAAGCTAGTACAGCCATATATGAATTTGTAAGTGGGATAGGCTCTATGATTACGGACGCCTTGGCGAATTTCGATTTTGCTGAGATGTTCAGTACAATCAACGCAGGCTTAGTCGGTGGGATTTTACTGGCTATCAAAAGTTTCATTGTTGATGGAAGCGGTGTCGTTGGTGAGCTTGAAGGGGTTTTCGGCGGTATATCCGGAATTTTGGATGGTGTTCGAGAGTCTTTTGAGGCCTGGCAACAAAATCTCAGATCTAAGACGTTGTTGAATATTGCTATTGCTATTGGCATTTTAGCTGTAGCTTTAATCTCCTTGACCCTTATCCCGACAAAGAAACTTGTGGATGTCATGGGTATCTTGACCGGCATGTTTGTACAGCTTATCGCTGCACAAGCCGCATACTCTAAAATCGGAGGAATGGGTCTGGGTGCTGGTGGTGGACTTATAGCTATGGCTGCGGCACTACTGATCATGGCGGGCGTTATATCTGTGTTGGCTGGTATAGATCTAAAGACTACGACAAACGCTTTGGGAACCATATACGCCCTACAGGTTGGTATGGTCCTATTCGCGAAGTTCATCGGGAAGAATGCTGCTGGGCTAGCGAGCGCAAGTTTGGGTATGATTAGTGTTGCTGTGGCGATGCTGGTCCTATCTTTGGTCGTTAAGCAATTAGGTGCGATGAATCCCGAGGTGCTTAAACAAGGCCTTATCAGTGTCGGTGTTATGTTAGCTGAAATTGCTCTATTCATGCGATTTATTGACGGAAAGGGTGTTGGTAAATCGGTTGGATTGTTGGCGATTGCTGCCGCTATCGGAATACTCAGCTTCGTTATAGAGAAGATTGGCAAGATGGATATTGAGGTGTTAAAACAAGGTTTGAAAACTGTGGGTGCGGTGCTTACTGGTCTTGCGATATTCTCACGAGCAAGTGGGGGTGGTGCAGACCTCATAGCTACGGCGGCCGGAGTTGTCATCCTTGGACTTGCCTTAGAGATATTCGTCGATGTCCTTCAGAAGCTTGGAAGTATGGATCCCACAGAGCTTTCTAGAGGCTTAACCGGTATGGGTCTAGCGCTGTTAATAATTGCAGCGGCCATGCAGGCTTTGCCGAAGAATATGATCTTGCAAGCTGTTGGTCTGGCCATAGTCGGTGGGGCGATGTACTTAATCGCCGAAGCAGTTACGACGATGGGCACTATGAGTTGGGATGAAATAGCAAGAGGATTAGTAGTAATGGCAGGAGCTTTAGCTATATTGATTCTAGCATTGTACGCTATGAGTGGTACGTTGCTTGGTAGTGTGGCCCTAGTGGCTGCTGCTGCAGGTCTTTTGATGCTTACTCCCGTCTTAGTTACACTTGGTTCTATGCCGTTACAGGAAATCGGATATGCGTTACTCGCACTTGCTGGTGTATTCCTGGTTCTCGGTGTTGCCGGTCTTCTTTTAACGCCAGTTGTCCCAACGCTTCTTGCTTTAGGGACAGCCATGCTTTCAATCGGTGCTGGTGTGGCCCTTCTCGGTCAAGGCCTATTAAGCTTTTCACTAGGCTTAATGGCTATAGCCGCTGGTGGTTCTGTCGCTGCTGTGGGTATTGCCGCGTTCGTTACAACTCTATTGGGACTCCTTCCAGTCATCATTCGCCTGCTTATCGATACTCTTATCGTGTTTGCTAAGGGCATTGCGCGTGCTGCGCCTGAAGTGGCTAAGGCTATTTCGGCACTGTTCATTGGGTTTCTACAAGTTATAATTGACGTAGCGCCAAAGTTGTTTGAGGCACTCGACGTCTTACTTACTGGTTTGATTGAGTTGATCGCCGAACATGTTCCAGATTTCATCGCGGTTGTCGCTCTCGTCCTGATATCAATGCTTGAGGAAATAGCACTCAACATGCCCGCGTTCGTACAAGCGGGTTTCGATATTCTGATAGCCTTCTTGACTGGTGTCAGAGATAATATCGCAGAGGTTGTCACGTTAGTTGCCGAGATCGTTGTTGAGTTCATGGGTGCCATTACATTAGCCTTACCGGATATCATTAATTCGGGTATGGGGCTTATGGTCGCATTCATCGATGGAGTGGCGGCGGGTGTAGAAGAGAATATGGAATCCCTGCTAGAGGCTATCGGTCGCTTGGCTGCTGCTATAATCGAAGGTCTTGCGACGGGTATTACAGCAGGACTCGGCCAGATAACTGGGGCTATATTGAGTTTAGCATCATCCGCATGGGAATCGGTGAAAGAGTTTTTCGATGCCAAGTCTCCATCAAGAAAGTTTATCTGGCTTGGTGAGATGCTTATGCTTGGTTTCACCAAAGGGATTCAACAGAATAAAGACGGCGCAGTTAGAAGTGTCGAAGACTTTGGTAAGGAGGGTGTGGGCGTTATGTCCGACACCATGCGGCTCATAGCTGGGCTGTTAGGTGAAGATATGTCCTTACGACCAACCATTACTCCCGTTGTAGATCTGACTGACATTCGCTCTGCCGGTAGTTTGGTAGACGAGTTGTTCGGAAATACGGCACTGAATCTTACCCCGACACTAGCTACGGCGTCGTCCATATCAAGGGGTGTTTTAATGCCCCGTAGTATCGAAGAAGGACGGGCGATCGTTCATGAGGGCGCGCAAATCACCTTCGAGCAAACGAACAACTCACCAACACCCCTGTCACGGGTTGAAATCTATCGTCAAACAAGGAATCAACTACTACAAGTGAAGGGGTTAGTTTAATGAACTCGATAAAGATAACGAATGATCTAGGTGAGAGCATAACTATAGAACTCGCGAGGCCTGAGCAATCAGGCTTCGCAGTTTTATACATCGAGGGGTTAGGCCCCACAAAAGCTAATATTGCGTTAACCGAGAGATCCGGCATCGACGGATCAAGCTATAACACCGCTAAAGCGGAGCATCGCAATATTCTATTTGGGTTTCAGTTTCACAGCAGTCACGACATAGCGACAACTCGTCGAAATTCATACAAGTATTTTCCGTTGAAGCGGCGGATAAAGATCGAGGCGTTTGCTGGAGATCGAGAGGCCTATGCGTATGGTTACGTTGAATCGAACGAACCTACGATATTCTCTAAAGACTCTGGTTGTATAGTCTCTATCTTGTGTCCCGAA